CCGGCCGCAGCATACATTTCCTGGTTGTAAAAGGCGTCAGGAACCATTTTAGCCTTTTCATACTCGCCCGTGCCTTCAAACACGCACAACATTCTATTCAAAATACCGGTTGAACACAGCACGTACCCGTCTTCATTCAGGCATTGCGTGAGTTCTAAAATAAAATTATCAATGTCGTTTTGGCGTTTTTCACCGGCCGGCTGGTTGGATATTTTACTCCACACCGCCGCAAAAACCTGTTTTCCGTTTGCATCGAGGGCGAGATGGGTCTCGATTTTTTGGATGTTTCTTAATACTTTATTAACGGTTTGTAAGGTGTCGGGGTTTTTGATTTCACGGCCCACCTCATGTTCGCACTCATTAAATGATTTAATATTGGGTAACTTTGAAATCTCCTCATATATCTCACGCGCTGCGGCGACTACCTTGGAATCATGTACGTTTTGCGAATCATTGCGCACCTTCATTCGGTCGGGTAATTTTGTTTTCGGAGGCTTCATATTCGTAATCACACTGGCCATTAAATTCATAATATTTTCCTCTACCATATTCAAGTCAAAATCCGGGGGTAATAATATTGGTTCGTCTTCGAGCATCAACACGCGCGAACCGTGGTTTTCGATAACTTGAGCGTTTTTTCCGTTTACAACTATATTTTGAGGGTTGCGACGGGGTTGTGGACGAATGTTAGGTCGTGAGGGCACCGGTCGCGCGAGAGGTTTTTTTCCTGAAACTTTGACTATATTTTGGATGGAATCTACACTGTAATCATCAACCACGGGGATGCTTTCGATTGGACGCAGCGCACCGGGTTGATTTACCCGGCTATAGTCTGTCGTAAGAGAAATATGTAGTGGACCCATAGGTGGTTCGGGTTGAGGGGCAGTAAATAGAGGAGGTTGTTGATCCTCTATAACCAGTGGTGTGACGGGAGGTGCTGGAGGGGGTACCGAGCCGGGCAAAACTTGGATGCGGGCATTTATTTCATTTAATAATTCAAAGCAGCGTTGGGCAATAATTGCGCTCTGGGTGTTTTCTAAAATTAAAGTTACAATTTGATGCGCCTGCTGGGGGTTGTAATATTCATGATTGTGTATAAATATTCGGGCTAAACTAAGCGCACCTTCTTCATCCCCGTTATATCCGGCCTCAGCATAGGATTCCACGGCGCGTTGAATATAATAAGGGTCCTCAGGATGTTGTTCGGCCTGGTCGAGCTGTCGGTCCCCTTCTACTAATAAACGCTGGGAAACAGAATCGGGTTTGGATTTTGTAGCTGGCGTCCCCCACCACCACAAAACTAGTCCTATTAGACCAGCAGTTATAATTATTATGAAACATATCTTAAATAGTGTATTCATTTATGGTTTTGTGATTTTTTAAAATCATAAAACTATATTAGATATCCTCTAATAATTCTGTTAAAGTATTATATTCTTGGGGGTATTCATCCGGAATCGGATACATATTCCACATCGCTGCAATCCATACCACTGTTAATAGGGGGAAAGACAGAATCATTTATTAACATATATTTTCTTAAACTTTCTTTAAAACAAATAGTAAATGAATGATTTTATGGATAGATTATCTTTCCAAATCAACCAGCTTAGGCATACCTTTTCGGAACGTGCTTCACCGAGACAGTCCAGGGTGATTATCGGCCAACTTGAAGGGATGTTAAATATGTATTTGGATGATATTGCGGCAAATATGAAAGAGTTTACCAACCGAATAAAACAGTTAAATAACCAAGTAATAGTTGATTTCGATGCCATATATGGCAACGGAAGGTATCCCGAGGCATTGTATGCTTTATATCAAGTATATCCAAACCGGCAAAGCCCACTTTATATTATGGGTTATGAGTATGATGCCTACAACCAAAATCCATTTCTCACCGATGCATGTGTGGATACCTGGATGGACGCGCTTACATTTGAAAAGCTGCAATTAGACGAGCAAACCGCGAGATGGCTGAGAAACACAATCCATCATTTAGAAAATGAAATTAGACAAGGTGGTATAAAAAACCCGAATCAAAAATTAGATTCCATATACAATTTCTTATACCGTGCCATCGACGACAAACCATATTTAAAATCTATAATAGATATGAATGGGTCCCATTCACGTGCTCCCCCACGAGGCCGAAGCCGATACCGAGGTTCCCCTAGTCCCCGAGAAGAATCTATGAGTCCATATAGCCCTCCGAGGACACGGTGGGGGCAATTTAAGGAATACGCTGAATCTTTTTACCCAAAATCAAGGCGTCAGTATACTAGCCCGGTTTCTCCCAAACAAAGCCTGAAATTTAAAAAATGGAGTGAAACACATACCGAAGAGGTGCTTGAACTTTTATGGAGTAAATGTAAAGACTATCGCGCGAAAGAAGGGCGCGATGCTTGGAGATATTGGAAACAAATAAGCCCTGCCTGGTATAATGAAATGGATAGGTTTCATAATTGGTATGATAGACATTTTAGAGGACACCCACCGAAATATAAACGCGCTTCACCACCGAAATATAAACGCGCTTCACCACCGAAATACAAACCCGCGTCCCCACCGAAATATAAACCCGTAACACCACCAAAATATAAACCCGTGACGCCACCCAAAAAGAGTTGTTATTCTATATTGAATATACCCCCGAATGCACCTTTAAAGGATATACGAAAGGCTTTTATGAGGGCTTCACAAAAACATCACCCGGATAAAGGTGGGAAAAAAGAAAAATTTCAAGAAATTAATGAAGCCTATCAAATCCTCTCAGACCCAGAGCTAAAACATTTTTACGATCAATATATGGCCTCACTTGACTGTAAAGAATCGAGTATAATAGAAAAGCAAACTGGATACTAGTCAAATATTTTATACCACAAGCGCTCCAACCAAGTGTTGGGTACGGACCGGTAGTTCATATAAAGATGCCCGTCTGGATCCATATATTTGTTGTAAACATCAATGATATAATCGGCAGTAGGTATACACCGGCCGTTAACATATAGATACATTACCGTGGCCGAGTCGATATTAAGGCGTTTTTTTAAGATATATAACATATGACCGATATTCAAGTCAGTTGGAATCAAAAATTTAGGCTTATGTAGTCGAGGTAAATTAGGGGTACGAGCTTCAATAAAAATGGGCAGCCTATCAGGATATTTATTTTTGACGCGGGTCGTTTGGTCGAGCCGATATTCCAATGAATATGTGGCTTTGTATTCCTTTTCAGTGCATGGATCAATCATGATTTATAATATAAATTTATTCGCTTATGATTTATTGGTTTGATGAATAAATCATAATATAAATGCATCTAGATAAATACCAGGTTAATAATGATAACTTGGAACAACTCGTTGAATTATTAACACAACTCGTCGGTAAGACCATAAATTTGCTGCCAGTGAATAATGGGGTATGCCATGAGATATTAGTATTCACCCAAGTACAAGGGTCGCTTAATAAAACAGACCTAGCCGCCATTGCGGAAATTTTCCAGCAGTCAAAAACCCTCGAAATATCCAAATTTATATTTTTTGGCGCCCAAGCTGTGGCCCAGAAAGCCGAGTTTTTCCGTATTGTGAGCAACCACTATCCGTATTGTCAGCAACCACTATCGCGTGAAAACTATCTGGTGTTGCAATGAGGCGGCGCTGGCCGCAAATTTCGAGGAAATTCAACCATTAAATCGCGCACCTATTAGTGGCGGTTTGGTGTCGAATCGACGTCAATTTATATATAAACCTGAGACGGCGCGACCGGTAAGTAAATACTATCAACCCTATAAAAATATACAATTACCCGGGGTAAATGAGGACCTTTCGGTATTATCATCTCTAGATGACGGAAGCTGTTTTTTTCATAGTATTCTCTATGCTATTACCCCGAATTACAACCGGTTAGCACCCCACGAACAACAGGAATCCGTGTGTAAATTTCGCACGAGTTTAGCCCAGAATATAACCCCGGAAATATTCGCGGCGCTCGGAAATGGCCATACCGCAGAGTTACTATTAAGCATTCATAAAGCTCATCACCCCACTAACGCGGTACCCGATAATCAATTACTGGAGCAAGTCCGCCTGAATTATATAAGAACACTCCGTGATCCGCGCCAATACGCTGGCGAAGAATATATTGACCTTGTTTATAGGTTTTTTAAGATAGGTATTTTAATTTTAACACCGGGTCCGAATGGTGAACCTACAATCTATCACTGGGGAGAACCGGATAATTATTATGAAGAATGTAAAAAATTCGTAGTGTTGTGGTATGATCGACACCATTATGATGTGGTTGTAACGCCGACTCAATCGAGTTTTGAATGCGGGCATCCTGTGGTTGAATGGTTTGCTGAAAAATGATTTTCTTAATTTGATTGCTCAAAAAATCAAATTGATATGGAAGATTTGATTGCTAAAAAAGTAAATAAAGAATCCAACCCCAATCCCCGAGTATTAGATTTATCCCGCAATTCTCTTACTGAAATCAAGGGATTAGACGCCCTGATCAATTTCCGAAAATTATATTTATACAACAATTCTCTTACTGAAATCAAGGGATTAGATGCTCTGACTAATCTTCAAGTATTAGAGTTATCCAATAATTCTCTTACTGAAATCAAGGGATTAGATGCCCTGACTAATCTCCAAGAATTATCTTTATCCAACAATTCTCTTACTGAAATCAAGGGATTAGATGCTCTGACAAATCTCCAAAAATTATATTTATCCAACAATTCTCTTCTTACTGAAATCAGAGGATTAGATGCCCTGACTAATCTCCAAGAATTATCTTTATCCCGCAATTCTCTTACTGAAATCAAGGGATTAGATGCTCTGACCAATCTCCAAAAATTATATTTATACAACAATTCTCTTACTGAAATCAAGGGATTAGATGCTCTGACAAATCTCCAAGAATTAGATTTATCCAACAATTCTCTTACTGAAATCAAGGGATTAGATGCTCTGACAAATCTCCAAGAATTAGATTTATCCAACAATTCTCTTACTGAAATCAAGGGGATAGATGCCTTGACCAATCTCCAAGTATTATCTTTATCCAACAATTCTCTTACTGAAATACCCATTGAATTACTTTGTTTACGACGATTAACTATTTTTTATTACAGTGACAATCCTATTGAATTTATACCTCCTATAGTTCAGCGGTTTATTGACCGTATTAATCGCCGAAATTTTAATACAAATACAATATATAATGACCGGCAAAATGTGCATGATTCAACCATTCAAAAATCTATTCAAACTTCGATTTTTAAACTTTTAAAACGACCTTTAGGTAACACAACGATTGACTCAGTGTTTAATCAGGTAATGGATGACTCGGTTTTGACAGAAAAAACAAAGTGTTTGATCGGTGAATATTGTACTGAACCCTCAGTCCATTCAATTCTTCAAATTACCTTTACCGACCTATTTATCGCCGTATGGAATACTATTCAAAACAGCAAATACTCACAAGAGATTAAACGTATTCTCAATACGGAACTTCAGGATGCCGAGTGTCAATGTTTTACGGGTCGAATGTCACGCTTGATTAATTGTCTGAATGGGTTTGACCCTGACATCCAAATACAAATTGCTGATAAAGCTCAGATTTCAAATATTGTAATTCTAGTAAAAGAACGGCTAGAATCCGAAGGGAATTACAGTATTGAAAATCATCGCTTACAGGCACAAAAAGAATTAAAAGAACGAGGGTACGACCAAGAAACAATTCAAGAATTTATCGAATATATCGAATAATATCATAAAACTTGAGTTACTCCACAGCTAACCATTTTTGCGCGAAAAAATGGTTTGCTGAAAACTGAAATAAAATAAGGATATAATATAGTATAAAAATGACTTCTACAATTTCGTTAAATCGTATACATAAATGGGGTACTGTATGGGTGTGTGCGCATTTTATACACCAATATGATGATCCGCACCATGGGAAAATGATGACCCTTATAAAGTGTTTACCTAAAAAGGGAATGAAAGAAATTAAATCGGTTGATTCACACCAGAGAATTAAATTGACTAATGCTGCCTATAAAAAACTAATAGTATTGATTGAAAAAGAATATTCTCATATCCATTTAAGTGGGCTTTGGGGTGATAAGCATAATACTAACATCGTAAGAAAATGTAAATCTCAGTATGAATATAACCAGGAATTATATGATTTATATTGTGGATGGTTTAAAATAGATTTTTGTTATACCAATGTGGATGTGGATTTATCTGCTCCGAAGGACACTCTAAATACCCTTAATAATCAATAATTATTATCACTTGATGAATTGAGTGTAAATGTCATTAAACCAATAAAACTGATTTTAAACATTAAATTTAGTAAGAGGTTACACTATAATGAATAAACAAAAAAATTAATAGGATTTATGATGTCTTCCGGTCCGATCGATTTAATTGAATTATATTTAAAAATGCCCTCAGATATGTTGGCATTAATGGGAGCTATTGTAGTCACCGAGGAACTCGATAATGAACGCGTGGGTTATTTTGTGGGTATCCCATTATTAGGAATGGGAAGTTTATTCGTAGAAGAAAAATATAGAGGACTCGGTTATGGTAGCAAGTTATTAGATGCATATATTAAAGAGGCGCGTAACCGTAATTTCAAAGTGATTCGGTTTGAAGTTCATAAAGATAATTTAATAGCTTTAAACTTGTATAAATCAAGAGGGTTTGTATGTAGGTCTGATAAAGATATTGTGGAGGGTAATTTATGGTGTGAAAAGAAACTCTTTTCGGAGCATCGATAATCATAGTTGATTAACTATGATTAAATTAGGCATGACTCGACCCGAATTTGCACTCTAGCTCGAAGATTGAATCGCCCGGCATTTGCTGCATCCAGGATCGCGTTGATTGCGCAGGGTTCCATCCCGGATATTCCTTTTGAAAACTCATGATACTTTTTTCCATTTTACCGTTATTTGACACCAGGTAATCACTCATAAAGGATTGTGCATCCTCCGTTACACCGTTACCATAGTCAGCGCTACCATGTTTCTGCAAGTCAAAAGTAGCAAAACTACAGATATACCCGACGCGCGGTGATTTGACGATAAAATCCTGGAAAAAGTCTATGATTTTGTCGCTTTTCGGGGCCAATACAAACCATAAAATAAACGGTGTTGTAAGAACGCTGAGGATTTCATTGCAAATAAAGGTTAGTTTAAACTCGAAAAAAGCGTTAAATTCGTTGCGGATGGTATAATGATGCACTTTTTGGCGCCATGCTTTGGGGTAATAATGCGTCCAATCGACCACATGTTTCATATGTTCTTCGGGCTCATTGACGACATTTTCAGAAATGCTAAAATATTGAAATAGAGTATAAATACTTCCCAGCAACCCCAGCGTAAACACAATACTGAATTCACCAAACACGACGCCATGGAATAAAAACTGGTCATCGACAAGGGTGAACAACGTAAGCACGGTGATGAAGGTACCCACCACAAAACAAATAAATTTGGCGACGGCATTACGGTGGTAAAAAGGGAAATAAGTGAGATATTTTTCGGCAGCGTTATAACTCTTTTTCAGGCGATAATCAAGGGTGTGGGGAAGTTCATTAAATTCTCGGAATTTCCATACCGCATTAAGCGACCATTGATAGGAGCACATACTGCTAGGCGAGCTTTTGAAGATTTGTGTATAGTTAAATACAAAATAAAGAGCGAGGACAACCAGCAAAAAAGGTGCTAGTAGTAAATTGATTACTGCCGCGAGTTGAAGTTGGTGTCGGAGTTGCCGGATTAGTTTTGGTCGCTTTGACCGTTGCAGCAAGTCACTATTAAGTTCACATTGATTATTACCATAGATAATAGGGTATAAAATTTTCTTTAGATTGTACTCCAACAGCCGCGTTAGCAGGCTCACGCGACCAATAAAAGGGAATTTATACACAAGATTGATTATGTCTTTGTTGATGATTCCAATCATGAAATTCTGCTTGCGCATGACGCAATTCACGATATCGTGTTCGTTGAGTTCTCCGCCTAGGTTGTCGACGAGATATTTCATAATCTCCGTCCATTTCACGGTGTAAATTTCCTGGTCCGTGATGCCGAGCTGGGTCAAGTAAAATTCGCGGACCTGATACATTTTGCGTGAAATATAAACGAGATTATAGGCGCGATATGACCAGTAAATGCTATAAATAGATATAAAAATGCCCAGTAATGGAGTGACGTGGGGTGTTTTAAGGGATTCCCATATATGGTAAGTTGTAAAAAGTTCCGTATAATCAATTCCAGTGGCTAGTATGATGGTTACCCAAAGCATGAAAAACATGCTCAAAAGGTTAAAAATCTCAGTAATAAGCAGGTTGTAAAATCCTTTATAATAATAATACGTATATACATCATTCAGAAAAGCATCGACCGATTTGAGGCTGTCAAAATTATGTGTAAATGTCGCCTTGTAATTAATGGGTTCCAGCGGGATATAGCGAGTATTATGCATTTTTTATGGCCGCTCGCTTTAGATTCGTATGGAAAAATTATTTTAATAGTAATAAATGGGTGATAATCCGCAGTTGGTAATGATTAATAGCCATGCGTCGGAACTTTTACACACCTGTCCCATCAAGTTAAAAAAGAACGAAAGCGTCGTGATGATGTGTAACTGGGGTTGCCCATTGGGAATAGGCCGACTTTTCCGCGAATTTATATACAAGCATATTGCCAAAAGTATGTATACCGATCAACTTATAAAATTATTACTCAACCCCACGTCCAAGGGCAAGAAATATAGACAGCTTTATTTCATAAATCGATTATTTTGCCTCTATAAAGACCACATTCCGGATATGGAATTGGATTTTAAGTATGACCCATATTTCAGGTCGGGGGTTCATGAATTGCCCGTGAAAACAGATAAACGGGTAGAGTGGTCCAAGGTAGCAAATCCCGATGATTTTACTTTTAATTTTGAGAGTGAATATTATCGGCCTATAGACGTTATACGTTTAAGTAAATTAATTAAAAGAATGCGCCGTGATTACCCACAGGGATTTACCCTTATAATATTTACATGCCGCGGGTTTAAAAGTGATATTGAAAATATCCCTATAAAGCAGATAAAATTGAATAAAAAATAACGGGTTTTAGCTGGGTAAAAATGTGGCAAATTGAATATTTAGCGTGGACGCTTTTCGGCGTGGTGTTTGTAGTGGCTCTAAGGAATGATTTTGACGCGGATGCGGATGATATCGACGTCGAGTCAGACTATGATTCAGATTAAAAAGTAAAATATTTATTATTTATTATAAATGGTGCGCGGCGAACAAGCAGGATTAGCATTTTCGTATATTATAGGAATAGGAATTTGGATAGGATTATTCTTCTTTTTAGCATGGGTCTTCCAACAACTTTACAACCGGTCACTCCCTCGCATGAATGCTACCTTTAACAAAATTGATTACTGGACGTCAGTTAACTTTTACGGTTTGATGGTCATTTTCGGGCTTTTTGCAACCAGAGTGTACATGATTCAACCGACCGGATAAAAATTGTATAATTTAAAGATTTAAATTTCAATAAATGACTAGTAATACACATTCAATTACGTTGCATCAATTTAAACCAGAAAATATAGAGTTTTATATAAAAACAACTCAATCCTTTGATCTTATGACTCTACTCGATGACCAGTCTCGTGAATTATGTAAAGAAGCAGTTTCCGTTGAAGCTTCCAATATAAAATTTATCCGTCCTAAAAATCAGTCTGAAGAACTATGTAAAATGGCTGTACAACAAAATGGTTACAATATTAAATATATCGCGCCAGAAAACCAATCTGAAGAAGTGTGTAGAATAGCTGTACAACAATGGGGTGGTAATATTCAATATATTGCGCCTGAAAACCAGTTTGAAGAACTATGTAAAATGGCTGTACAACAAAATGGTTACAATTTTAAATATATTGCGCCTGAAAACCGGTCTGAAGAAGTGTGTAGAATAGCTGTACAACAATGGGGTGGTAATATTCAATATATTGCGCCTGAAAACCAGTCAGAAGAAGTGTGTAGAATAGCTGTACAACAATGGGGTGGTAATATTCAATATATTGCGCCGGAAAACCAGTCAGAAGAAGTGTGTAGAATAGCTGAACAAAAGGGTAGTAATATTCAATATATCGCGCCTGAAAAGCAGTCTGGAAAATTGCGTAAAAATGGGTGTATTATATCATAATTCATACCGGTTCAATAAATTACGCTTTATAAAGCATAATTTTACAGCGTGTCGGCATCACATCCATAAGCATTACTTACTATAGCATCGTCAGGTATATTTCCATCACTTATATATGCGCCCTTCAACTCAACATATAAAAGACTTGGCTCGTATATATCTTCTTTAGCACCTCCAAATCTTTTGTTATTATAATCATCAACCTCATAATCTAGCTTATGCATCTTAACATATTCCATAAGCTCTTTATAGTTGAGCCCTAATACCTCTCTAGGATGGCCCTCGCGCTTGGATTTATCAACTACACCAGTTGTAAGTTCAGTGATATATCCAGCATAGACAGCGCGTAGACGTTCAGCATCACTATGAATCTTCAGTTCATGTTTAGGGGCATTAATATGACAACTAAGTATTTGACCCGTCTTCCAGTCATAATAATGTTCGCGCGCGTCTCTCATACGCGGTAGAGAATAAAGCCGGCTGAAAATATCGTCACCGAATTTTTCTAAGAATTCGTTTTTGGCTTCCAAAACATCCTTTTCAGCGCGATGTTTTTCCTCGGCTATCTTGAGATTTACACGTTCTTTACAGCCTCGCGAATCACCGCATATATATACTTTTTTGTTTGAATATATAATTGCAGGCATTTCATTTTGAAGTCCAATATAACCACATTTATAACACTTAACGCTAAACATTTTAAGGTGTATTACTCTTTAGCTACATTTTGGAGTAATTTGATGATTTCTAAATGGTTTGAAGATGGGTTGCTAATATCTAAAACCCAATCAAGTGGTGTTTGGCCTTGTAAATCATCGATAATATATGGATTAGCACCATAGTTCAACAACAATTTTACAGCTTGATAATTACCATCTTCGGCCGCTATATGTAAAGGAGTTACCCATACCTTATCCTTGGCTGATGCATTTGCATTGTGAGTTAATAATACTTTTAAAATTTCAATATTATTTTCCTTAACGGCTATATGTACGGGTGTATCACTGGCTAAGGTTGTTGTGTTTGGGTTGGCTCCAAAATCTAATAGTATACCCACTATATGAGTATGACCAAATTTGACTGCAATGTGTAATGCTGTTTCACCCAGACCGTTTTTATCATTATGATTGGCTCCATATTCTAATAATATTTCTACTATATTATAATTACCTGACATAGAAGCCCAATGAAGAAGAGTCCATTTCAAATCGCGTACCGAGGTCCCTTCGGATTGTTTTAAAAGTAAATAATACTTCCAATACGATGATATATCTTGTCGATGAAGAGTCATCCAATCTTCAGGTATAATCATATCTGGATTGCCACCATCTTGTAATAAAGATGCAAGTTTTACAGAATCATTATTATAAACTGCATCCAGTAGTTCCATTTATAATAAATTTTATTTATAAATTATATTAATTACAACCCACCCACCATAAATTGGTCGCGTTGTTGTTGGAGGCGCTGTTGAATCAACAACTGAATCTGGGCGTACTCGGGGCTTGCCTTGAATTCATTCCAGTCTTCGAGGAATTCGCGAATCAAGGTTCGGGTTTCTTCAATGTTGTCCATCATCTGATTGGCATCGTCCATAAATTTTATATAGTCCAAATAGGCCGGGTAAAGGTAGTAAGCACCAAATATGAGTCCGCCGATGATGATGAGTAAGAGGAGGGTATTAAAATTGAAATTATCTCCCATTTATTATTGATTATAAATTATTTTTTGTTTTCAAATCATGACGAAATTAATATATAACTCTTATATAATATCCCTCCAAATCTTATCGCTAGGGGGCTCCGGGGGAGCGCGTAGCTCTCCCGAAATTGATTTTTATCTAAGCACTTCATGCCTAGATAAAATGCACGCATACAAAGGACAACTAATCGATCTCGTGATTTATCACGCTGGATGCTCGGATGGCCACGCGGCCGCAGCCGTAGCGGACTTATTCCTCGAAAGTATGGCTCATAAGAATGGCTATAGGAATAGTTACCAAACACAATTTCTAGCACTTCCACCAAGTCCCGAACCCGTTGATGTAACGGGAAAATCAGTGCTGGTGCTTGATCTTTCATTTAACCGCGACCAAACCATGAAAATGATTGAATCCGCCAAGTCGTTTTTGGTTATTGATCACCATAAAACATCCCGGGAAGGCCTTGAAGACATCCCAGCCGAAAATAAAATGTTTGATATGAACAAATGTGGGGCTACGTTGGCCTGGGAGTATTTTTATACTAATTCTAAAGCACAATATGGTAATGAATATATTCATACGGATTACCTCAAATGCCCCGACGATCATGTACCCGAGTTTTTACAATATGTGGAATCGCGCGATATTTGGACCCAACGCCTCCCTTTGACGAACGAGGTATTCGAGATTACCCATGCTTGGTCGCGCGATTCATTTGAACCATTTCAAGAACTTATGGTTGATCGTGTGGCTCTCGATAAAGTGAAGGCGCAGGCCGCGGCTATTAAATCCTATAAAGACTCCCAGATTGATACAATCGTCAGCCGCAAAGTCACTCTCCTTACCGTTGAAATCGACGGTGTGTTACGCATTGTCGCCTACTACAATACACCCCTTTATATCTCGGAAGCCGGCCATGAAATTTTGAAGCGCTACCCATTCGCTGATTTTGCGTGTAATATGCAGTATGATATTGGCCATGAAGAAACCTATGTAAGTTTTCGCTCCGAGGATTCGCGGGTGGATGTTTCCGAACTGGCCAAGCGTCTAGGTGGTGGGGGACATCGCAACGCGGCCGGGGCAAAACTTGCCGGGCTCCATCATCGGTTGCCTTTTCGGCATGTTGACGTCGACTTGGTATGGGAAGTGGCGACCGGCGTGCGGGAGAATATTGACTGGAATGGAATGTCCCATACCGTGGTCCGCGTACCTCTAAATAAGTACACTATTAACTTTAGCCGCCCGATGATTGAACTCCTCAAAAAACGCTTTGAAGATATCGAAGGCGTTCTGTACGAGGCGGACAAAACACAATTCTTTTTGAATTTTGAAACAGCTTCACTGAATACCAGCAACTTTAGTAATTAACGGTAAATTTACCGTTAATTATGAACAGCAATTATTAATCAACATAATTTCAACTTCTGGTTTAATCGTACCACCCTCTTTTAACTTATTCATAAGGCTTACCAAGTCATTGAAATCCGCGGGATTAATAGAACAATTATCGGTTTGTCCTACCTCTAATTTTGCAATATAAAATCCCGTAAAACATGTACCGCCACCCCACCGGACTTTTGGGTTATCCATATAATAAATGTCAAAGTTCATGTAACAGTCATCAAAATCTCCATATTCAAATGTAATTGTAACCGCTGGGCCTTTATCCGAAGTAAACGGTCGTCGAAGAATAGCTCTTACATTGATATATTCATATTCTTTAAGTTTCTCGAATGAAATTGATTGGGATGTCTGACAATCGTAGCATTTACAATCGCCAGGACATTTTGAACATCCTAAACGGACAAAATTTGATTTAAATAAAATTTTAACCCATTTAGTATACCCATCATTGTGGGTATTCCTATTACAAAGACCAAACCCGAGAAGAGTATCCTGATAACCCATGGTTGTTTTTGGGTAAAAAGACAGCAAAAAAAATCAATTTTAATGCGTTGCGCCGCATACCACGCTAATTAGGTGTAAAAATTATTTAGGTATATTAACGGCTATGGTTTTTTTAACGAGTTGCAAGTCATTATCACACCTTATACGGGTAATACCCAATTTTTGCATGGAATTATTGATAAACCTCCAATTCCAGTCTCGCATCCCGTCATTAACTTCAATTAATTTGGTTCCAGGCGAACAATAAAGCATATTTGCCAAAGCTGCGCCGTGGATGCCTATTATATATTTAGCATTCTTAAAATACATAATTTGTGCCCGGTACGGAATATCCTCTAAAACAAGGGTCTTTACGTTGATTCCATAACGCTGTCGAAGCCACCGTTCAAGTAGGTCGATTTGTTTAATTTCTCTACGTTGTTTACCAGTGAGGTGGGTTAATTTGCCTGGGCGCATTGCTGTATATTGTTTATTAGATAATAATGGCTTACATCCGCGTTTAATTAGGATTATACTTGGAAATTTACTTTTGGGCGCGGCCGGGATGGAAAATCGGCCAAATATAAATTGTCTATAATATTTTATTTGCTCTATTGACGGGTTGGTAATTCGTTTAATAATTTTCAAAGGCTGACGCAACTCCTTAAATTCTTTTGCGAGGATTTCGATATTTTGCACGCCCATAAGTCGCTCATACAATTCATGAAAATTCCCGATCGTCTGTCGCTGGATGTCAAGTCTATAAATCTTTTTATGCCTTGGCACACCAGCCAATATTTCAGGGAAAACACAGTCCATAATAAAGTGTCCATAATGAAACAAAAACCCGGCCGGCCGTTTATTTATTACCTTCATTTTGTATTTATTATTACGAGTAATTACCCGTAATAAATTTATTTTGCATTAATATACTTGTCACAACCCGCACTATGTCGTAAAGTGTACTTACTACTACACAACCATATACTTATATTAAATATTCGCTTGAGTGGTAAAAGTTTTTAAATCAAACAGCGATTATATATTATAATAAATGACGGAAACAGCCTATATAGCGCGTCGATTGATGAATTGCACTGCGGTTTCGCGTGATACCAAAGCCGAAATTATGCGCTTGATTATTATCGAAAACTCGAAACAATATGAAATTTTATACCCCTTAAAAAGGGCGCTTGAAATATGCCAGAATGACAGTGAGACGGAACTTGTATTCCAAGGGTTTTGTAAACGGTTTGATTTAGACATTAGCGTGGAAAAGATTTTGTAATATAGCGCATAACTGGGCACTTATTAGCGTCTAATTTATCCGGGTCAAGGGGATACTTGGTCATTAACGCCAATTGAATTGCTTCGGTAGCAACTATATACCTGAATTTTCCATTCTTGGCACAAATATAATAACCATATCCTGAAGCCGGAACAAGCGCTTGTGTCAACGTTTTAATAGTTATATTTTTATTAAAATCTTCATTTGTACATCTGTTGTGATAGGTCAAGAACGCGCTAGCGCAGCCAATAGTACCAATAATTCGCTGCATTTTATATGGGTTATTATTGGGTTGGTAAATCAGTTTTCACGTTTGTCCTTCGGGGCAAATCAGTTTTTCGGCTGGGCCGAAAAAAGTTTAGCCAGAGGGTAAATCAGTTTTTCGGCTGGGCCGAAAAAAGTTTAGCCAGAGGGTAAATCAGTTTTTCGGCTGGGCCGAAAAAAGTTTAGCCAGAGGGTAAATCAGTTTTCGTCGCGCTGCCCCGCAAACCGGGCGCCCGAAGGATAAACGCGAAAACTGATACGAGTACCCTAAATTTATACCCATAAAATGACGATCGATATCTATTTGGTTTATGACGTCGAAGAAGCTGAAGTCGTCGGTGTATATTCATCGTACGATAAAGCACGCGCCCTAATTGAGGAACACATCCAATTGGGGTGTGACCCGGAGGAATTTTTAATTTACAAGCCACCTATTGATAAGCTATATGTCATCGGGAGCGACCTAAAATATATTGTACCGTTCCAAACACCAAATAACCCGTAATTACAGGTTATTTAAAAATATTCATCAAACGTATTGCGGCACGCTTGGAAGTGGTCGAATAATATGATTTCGTAATTATAAATTTCCGGGGTAGTTTCGTGGTGCTGGATGGTTAGCATGACGTAATACTCGCGAAACTCGCCATATGCTTTGATGCTATATGGATAGAAGGAATTTAACTCGATTTTTTCATAAATGGGACTAATAAATTTAATTTCGTCAATCGATTGGGTCAAGGCAGCCGTTATTTTATGTTTTACAGCATCATCCGGCTCCGCACCAGTCAGTCGCCATTTAATCATTTCATTTATACGCGTAGAATCCTTTTTCATAGTTTGAATTGCCGAGTAAAGTTCAAGTTTCGATAGTATAGTCATACCTGTCATTTATATATAGATTTTTTATAACCTAAATTATTACAAGTATTAACTCGTAATAACCTTCACTTTAAGGTATCCAATTATTACTTATAGATGCGTTTTATTGCCACGGCTATATCTTGTTTATATTTTGTTTTTTGGGGATATGTACCACCTGTATCCCTATATTCCTCCCAAGATATTTCATTTTCTAGCTGAATTCTCATTAAAAATTCGGGTATTGACTTCGCCATATAACACATTTTATCAGGGGTTGATCTCTTATCATCATAAACACGTCCAGTATCATCAACAGCCGCTACAAAACACCATTGCTGGTCTGCAAAAAAATTGTTACCTCCAAATTCATACCTACAGGATGTAGGCGAATCTAATTTAGCCTCCAACATTTCAAGATTTTCTTTAACATCTTTTAGTGTCTTAATATCTTTGTAAATTCCATAGTCGGTTATAGTGGGCACGTATTTATAATCGATATAGTCATATGTTCCATAACCTCCCTCCCCATCAGGCGAATAAACTCCACCAATGGATGGCCAGTACCAGTTTTCCGTAGGTTTTTTAGGGTTGGTTATGGTAAAATCAACAAACTTTAAAAGCAGAGGGTATTTATTTTCAATGAATCTTTGCATATATCGGAGAGTGGGAAGAATATATGTATTTGTTAAATCATTCCATTTAATTTTGGTATGGAAAGTCTCGGGTAAATAACTGGATAACACATTTAATGTCAGCATATTTTCAGCTTTAACTCCGGCTAAAATACATTCCTTCAAGAAATCTTCATCAAATTCATATTTACCCCGAAAATAACCTAAAAAACACTCGCAACCATAACTAAAGTCGCAACCCATATAATATATAATCCATTCTTGTAAAACATTTTTTGAAATAGTTAGATGGGGTAAAATTTGCGTCAAGTTATATATTTCGTGTGGCTCTGGGTCACTCCAAAACAAAATATCCTCTTTATCTTCGGTGTTGCCAAATTCTTTCAAGAGACCCACTACCTTTTCAACAACCAGCGACTCTTTGCCATCATAACGGCAAATAAAATTACGAATAAAATTCAAGTCAAGCGGTCCGTTAAAATATTCACTTAATTTTTTAACATCTTCACGTGTAATATCGTAATATATCAAGACGTCTACAGCCGTATAATGGCTTAAGGACGAACTTTGAGGATTTTCAGCGAGCCATTTATAGAATTGTTGAGGGTCATCAACGAATTGATTGATTTGTTTAGATTGTAATCGACGTGACATTTTAATTTAAAATAAACTACTAAAAAAGTCAATTTTTCGCGTGCGAAAAAAGTTTGTCCTCCGGGGCAAATCAATTTTGAGTGTAATTATTACCGATAATTACCCGTAATAAGTTTTATTCATAACCTCTATATACAACCACTTTAAGGTCTCCAAGTCATCGAAACGGTTCTCACGGGTCCACTTTAATGTATCCAGGAGCGAAGCATCGTAATCATCGATCGGGTCACCCACTTTGAATTTTTGTTGGAACCCTAAATCCTGTATCAGCTCTTGGTTTCTAATCACTCGTCGATACTCATCAATGACTGGTTTATCAGCCAGCAGCGGGGCGACTTGAAAGTATTTTGTAGTATCCGGTATAAATTGAAATCGCCCGCCACCTAAACGGCGCTCTTGTTTATCGAGGATATCAGCAATATATATGGCTTGTTCTCGTCGCGTGCCTCGTTTGGTGGGTTTTAGCTCGTGTACTTGATACAAGTCTCTATGTGCATGGTACCAGTCAATAATATGTTGGGGAAGACGTTTTCGCGTAAAAGGGTCTTTAAAGTCAGGCGCCAACCCGGCGAGATCAGCAAGCGAAAAACAATATTTCTGTTTACCATCATGAGTCTGAAATTCGTAGGATTGATAAAGCCGAGGATTCATTTCATCAAAAGGGTCGCCTAATATATCGTACTCGTTATAACACCCGGATTTGTGGGGTTCCGTAGGTTGTAATGATTCAAAATGTCGGGCGAGTTCTACGCATAGTTTTCGTTTTGTTTTACCGTTAGGTTTAATACCGACTTGACGGGCGATTTTTTTCAATTCATCCATTCGTCGATTTCCAAGCTCGCGGCAAATCTCCATCCATTCAGTAGATTCTTCGGGCTCTGGAATGTCTTTACGACGATAGGTACCTCTTTTTTCGAGGGTTTGTAATGCTTGTTCGTAGCGCCTTCTATTGTTTGATATTTGTGTCAAAAGTTGATTTAGCACGGTATCGCTTATTATTTTCTTGCTATCATTGATCCACAACCAGAGAAGAGTGGTATTTTTAGCCAGAGCTTTGGCCCCCACATTACCTATTTCGTTAAGAGATAGATATAATTTTTCGAGGGTGGTATTTTTTGCCAGGGCTTCAGCACCCACATCACCAACTATGTTATCATCAAGATTTAAATATGCGAGGGTAGTATTTCCTGCCAGAGCTTTAGCGCCGGTGTCTCCTATGGTATTCCCATCAAGATTTAAATATGCGAGGGTGGTATTTTTCGCCAGGGCTTCAGCACCTGCATTACCAATTTTATTGTAACCGAGCAATAAGGTCTTAAGTGTGGTATTTTTAGCCAAAGCTTGAGCGCCTGTGTCACCTACATTATTAAAATCAAGTATCAACGTTGTAAGGGTGGTATTTCCCGCCAGGGCTTTTGCCCCCGCGTGACCTATATTATTTGAATAAAGATTTAATTTTTGAAGGGTTTTATTTTCAGCAAAGGCTTCAGCACCTGCGTCTCCCACGTTATTGTTTTCTAGAGATAAATCTTTCAGGGTATCATTACGTGCTAGGGCTTGCGCTCCCTCATTACCCACGTTATTTTTATTAAAATTCAATGTTGTTAAAGTTTTATTTAGGGCAAAAGCGCGAGCCCCCTCAGGGCCTGCATAGTTACTATCCAATTCCAACTCGGTAAGAGTGGTATTTTGTGCCAGCGCTTTTACGCCTTCTTCATTTAACTCATTGCTTCCAAGATCCAACCTCCGGAGAGTGGTATTTTGCGCCAGGGCTATAGTACCGTCGTCCCCAATTTCATTTCCACCCAGATCCAACCGCCTGAGCGTGGTATTTTTCGCTAGGGCTATAGCTCCAGCATCTTCGATATAATTATACCTGAGATCTAACTCTATAATATTAGGATCTAATGTCTCCAACAATTCAATAACATCATCATCATTATAACCTTGGTGAGATAAATCTAATTCCATTTATAATAAATGCAATTTATCGTCCTTCTTTTTCATTTTGGCGATCGGCCTTGGTTTGGTAGTCACGTTGTTGGGCAGAAGTAAGTTCGTCAAAAGCGCTGCGAGCTTCCACCAACCCCATACCGCGGGTACGCATCAACTGGCTAGCATACATATCGCGGGCTGTTAATTTACGCTTCTTCCGGCCTTCGCGGGATTTGCGACTGGAAGGCTTGGACCGGCCTTTAGCAAGCCATTCTTGACGCTTTTTTTCCGTAAGAGCGCGCCACGAAGCTGCGGCTTCAGAAACAAGCTCGCGTCCTTCGAGCTCGGGGTGTTTTTTAGCATATTGGCTGACGAAATCGAGGTATCCGTTTCCCATTTATAAAAATAATTTATAAAAAATAAAAATAAATTTACCTTACGGCTAAAACTTTTTTTTCGTATACAGCACAAAAACTGATTTGCCCGGAGGACAAACGGTGAAAAACTGATTTTTTTTTATTTACCCTTTAGGGTAAATACGATATAAATATAGTATATCATTATGGCTCGTATTTTTTATACCCCTACTCGCTTTGATATTCTCGCTCCCGATACCGATATTCGCTACGGTATTACTGGTCGCCGTGAGTGCGGAGGATGTTCGGCTCGATATTGGGATGACATCACCCATTATTATTATGTATCTGAGTCGGTCATTATGGGATTTTGCTGTGACGAGTGTGCGACCGGTTATATCCATGCTCATTCATCTTTTAACCCGCGGGAACTCCAGGCTAATTTGGACTATACTCGCGATACCCGTGACATCCGCGGATATGGTTCGAGTCGCAGTATGCCTACGCTCTGGATTGGGTTGTTGCGTTATCAGGCTTATAGGAAATTTATGACTGGGAATTATTACGAGTAATTACTCGTAATAAACTTGTTTCATGTTCGTCAGATAAATCTAACGCCATTTATAATCTTTTTATTTCGGTAGCGGTAAAATTACACTAAAATTCATACCCGAATAATTCAAATTCTGGCTTGTGTTTTTCATATACAATCTGCCGTGTTTCATCGTCATAATATTGTCGATAATCAGTATTACTGGGTCGAAATCCTCGCTTATATGATGGAAGCCTTTCCGGTTTAAAAGGTATTTTTAATTTTTTACACACTTCTTTTAGCCCAGCTTCCAGGTTTTCAAATCGGATATAATAATTACAACACGGACGCCCGTGTATAATTAGGCGCTTGATGTCTGAGCAGTCAGTCTGCTTGCAAAATTCCTTGAATGATACACTAGGTGGTCTAAAAAAGTACATGGATACCATCTTATCGTATGGGTTGCGAATCACGCAAAATTTAAAATATCTATTAAATACCTTACGGCCGAGATGTCGCTTAATCGCGCGGGCATTCATATGGTTGAAAAATTTATTGGTAAGATGTGTTTTCTTCCCGCGCGCCCCTATAATCCCATACTGGCTAATTTTCGCGCGCTGAAAATAATGCTTTGGGTTGTAAGCAACCTTTGGGTTGACGCAATATTTTTCAAAATATGCCTCTACGCTGGTGCCAGCCACCTTGAGATTTTTAATGTATATAAATTTTTTGCGATGAGATACCAATACCATTTATATATTTGAAATTAACATTTAAATATATGATTTAATGCACTTGTAGTAGTAGGGTTCAATTATGGGTTTTCCAGTGCAGTCACGCGTGCCTGGAGGTCTGCAATAGCGGTTTGTGCCTGTTCAAGCGCTGCAATAAGTTGTTGATTGGCTTTGATGAGGATAGGGATAAACTCCACGTACCGCAGTCCTTGCCGCCCCGTGCTGGAATCGAGCGTCCAGGCCGCGAACTGGTTCTTGTCAATTCCTTGGGCATCAAGTGTTGCTTCCACCTCCTGCGCAATCAGCCCAAAGTGATCGCGTGTATGGACCTTGTTTTGAAGGTCACCTTCAAGGTCCACATACTGAAAGTCCTTCCACTTGAAGATAACTGGGTTCAACGCCATCAAGAACGCCTTGGGATCCGGGATAAGGCTCCCTAGAGCCACGATATCCCGCTTCAGGTTGACATCGGAAGTCTGGATGGTTGCATTAGCCGCATAAACATCATCCCAACGGTTAGTTGCAGATCCACAATCCTGAACCGAGTCGAGGGTAGGAAAGAGATTGCCCGAGTTGTCGATTTGTACACCCGAATTGTTCACCCTGTTACCGGTGTCGTTGGCCCACCGCGCGATGGCCGTTGACGTGGAGGGGTCGCCCTCGCCGTTACCGCCGTTCGCGAAAATGGCCGCGCGCTGCGAGGTGGTGATGGTACTGGTGTAAATCGATACATCGTCGATGTAAGCGTCCGCGTGGGAGGATGTGTAGAATAACACGAACGAATCTGTCCAGAATTTGAGCCCGTCGGGGACGTTCAGGTCATTTCCACGCTCCACATTGTCGATGTACATACGGCATTCACCCGTGTCGGCAACGATGGCCACCCAATACCATGTAGAGGTTGAGAGTGTTATACTGGAAGTCATAACTATATCTTCGGCTCGGAAGTTTAGATACCCACTGCTATCAATGTTTAGATTGAAGCGGTTGCTGCTCCCATGCCGCACAATGTAGGCCGTCCCCCCGGGGAGTGCCTGGATATTGACCCAGCAACAGAACGTCCACGATTTCCGCCCCTCCATCGTCGAATTAATTTGATCCCCAAAGTCGAGATAGGCGGTCCCCTCGCTATCGAAGGCCCGCCCCAGGAACGGCCCCGAGGGTTTGCTGTTGACGTACACACCCCCGGCCCCCCCTAAAATCGGCGTGGGTCCGTAGGTAGGGTTGATCGTATCGTCGTTAAAGTTGATATATAAATACGGTATCGCCAACGCGTTGTCGATAAGCGGCCCGCGCACAACGCGAGAAATGAGCGATCCCCCCTCGGGAAATTCAACGTCCGTAATCGAGGCGACATTGGCGCTAAAGTTTCCTGAAGCGTCTCGGGTTATAATGGAGTCCGCGGTGTTGGTTGAGGTTGCGGTGGTCGCGCTGTTTGCAACCTTGCCCGCAGTTGTAATGGTTGCGAGCTTCGTATCTACTATACCGGCACCGGCTGCAATATCCGCGTCTATGATAGACCCGCTGAGATCAAGCTTGCTATAGGCAACGGCAGCCGTGGCGTTTACCATATCGTTGGTTATTGTTCCGCTTGGAACAGCATTAGCGAGCGCGGCGCTCCCATCCTTAATAAGGCACCCATCCACACTGATTCCCGCGTCCAGTGTCCGCTCAGCGATGGTGTCTGTTGATACCTGGTCGACCGCTAGCACGCCAGCATCAGATAGAGTTGCAGAAGAGTTTTCGATGATCTTACCAGACCCATTAGCGAATCGTGCCAATGCATTAGTGGTCGAACTGGATGGACCCTCCACATCTCCACCACCCCCGCTACCCCCACTACCAGCAGGTCCTGTAGGACCAGCGGCGCCGGCTTTACCTTTTGGACCGGTTGGGCCTATAACTATGCTTTGATTAATTTGCTGTATTAACGGAAAAATATCAAAATTACTCATTTTACATTATATTATTTTATAATTCAATTTTACAACATATAAAACTGATGTACCCAACTCATTTTTATAGATTAAAAATGAGTAGTAGTTCACCGAAAGACTATCAAGACCTTATAAAATCGTGGTATCTAAACGGGGAATTAAAGTCTGAAGGTAATTATTATAATGATGAAACACATGGTCAATGGATTGAATATACGGAAGAAAAAGGCTATGTTATACAAGAAGGGCCTTGGCGGTAATGTATGTTTAAAAGGGAATTATAGAAATAATACCAAACTTGGGTACTGGTATAACGGGGATGGGCAAGTAGTATGTAATTATACCGAACAATTATGGCGCTTGACTCAAAACAAGAATAAAAGTGTATGGGGTGATGATTACCCACAATATTATGTCGATTATGTGTACTACCAAAAGGATGTTGAGGATGCTTTATATTTCGGCTTATAATAACCATTCAAATAGGAGTAATACTGTGGTTATAGTTTATAGTAGTGTAGTATGCGGCGCAACGCATAAAATTGAAATTATTTCAACAACATACAACTAAACAACAATGTCAGTATTAGAGCCAAAACGAGCGTTAACAGAAGGAGAGATCGCAAAGGCCGTTGAGAGGTGTTTTATCGATTTTCCCATTCCAGAAGATTTTCGTCTTGATGTTCAGTATAGAGTTCAAAAGGAAATTGAAAGACAGTTAAAGAATGTTAAAATTTATCCTGGTAAAATAAACCAATTCCTCGACGAAATTGCCAAACAATACCGTCGCGCCATCATTAATCCCGGCGAAACTGTGGGTGAACAAGGCGCGCAATCATTTGGTGCACCTACTACACAAATTGCCCTAAATGCCTTTCATTCCGCCGGTAAAATTTCACGTATGACGACGGGAGGTTTACCGCGTATGAGCGAACTGGTAAATTGTTCGCAAGATAAGGATATTAAAAATCCGAGTTGTACCATTTTTTTCAATCAGAAATTTGATTCATGGGATGATATTCCTACCCATCAACTCTTGGAAACCCGTATTTCACATATTGTTACTGAACAATTTGATATTTTACCTACCGACCTCACCCAACAACCATGGTGGTATAAGCTTTATCAATCACTTTTTAGTAAAATACAGACTACCGACTATTTTATTCGCCTAGAATTAAACAAGGATGAACTTTATAAACGTCGGGTCACACCACGCACTATTGCGAAACTCATCAACGAAAAAATCCATCCAGTAGCGTCTATTTATTCGCCCATTGAACAGGGAATTATTGATGTATATGTTGATACTACCATGGTGGGGGTACCCCCTGAGCTCAACCATGAAAATATAACAGAAAAACTCTTGACGAAACGATTATTGCGCGATTATATCACCCCAATCATCCTTGATATCTACATTAAAGGGGTCAAGGATATCAAAGCTGTTTACACTTTAATAGACCCGGCAAACGGAGAATATTTTGTGGAAACAGATGGTTCAAATTTAAAAGGGGTATTAATGCTTGATTTTGTTTGTTCGCGCCGTACTCTTTGCAACCGTCCTAACGAGATTTATAGTATTTTCGGTATAACGGGATTAGAGGCTTATTATGGGTATGAATTTACAAATATTTTCGAACAAAGTAGCAGCTACGTTAATCCAGCATGGATTGGCCTCATCAATCATCATATTTGTCATACGGGTACTCCAGTTCCAGCCAACCGATTTGGTCACATGAAAAAGCAAGAAGTAAGCACCTTTACCAAGGCAACTTTTGAGGAAATGACAACCCATCTCATCCGTGCGGGACTCTTTGGTCAGCATGATCCACTCCAGTCAATTGCTGGTTGTGTGGTGACTGGTAAACGATGCAAGCATGGTACAGGTATGATTGATGTTGCTGTAAATCCCGAAACCATAACTAGTATCGACTACCCACAAATACCTTTAGCCCCGCAGTCTATTAAAATCCGAATCAATAAATCAAACACTTCAACTCATAATACTACCGCACCCGATGACGCTAACGTTGATGATAATGATTCCGACGAAGATGATGTTTCGGACGATGCATCAATTTCATCAGTTGAATCTTTGAATGAATTTGATTATGATGCTGAACCTGATGATGAAGATTTTGTTGACTTCTAGTCGACGTGATAGCGTAGCCCGTGGGTCCATTTCCCTCGATAACCTCGATACAGTTCGAATATAAAAAACTCTTTACGGTAGGGGTCAAATACCGATAAATAAAAAGAGTCCGCGCCCTTTAGGTCAAACTTGAAAATCACGGGCTGTGAATATAGGGTGTCACGGTATGCTTTTATTATTTGATGGCGAATGCGTAAAACGGAGTGCCACAACCGGCCGTGTGGGTTGTGTATTTTAAGCCAACAGGTATCACCCTTAAAGTGAAATTTCATCTTATTTAGATAAACAAGATGAATATTCTTTTATTGCAGCTTTTACCGCCGGGATAAATTTACAAATTGACTTGTTTTCCACACTGTTGTAAAGCGTGTGAATTTGCGTGCGCGATTTTCGCGTTCGTCTCGCACCATCATCTGTTCGGCGGTTAACTTTACGTTTCAAATAATATTGATAAGACTGAATATTATAATGGTTGATGTAGGCGAGATCATCAATTCCACGGGTGGTCGTGTTAGCAAACCCTACCCGCCACGCTCGTCCATTCGCATCAACACCACGCGGTTGTTTTACACTCCAAAAATGAACATGCGTACAATTTACAACAACCGCGGTTTTTACCAGTGTTTTTACGGCCGGATGTGAACGCGCGCATTTAATAAAGTTTTCCATCACCAACCCGGGCGGTTGTTTGTTGTGACCGTTTGATCCAAACATGACCCAATTAAAGGCTACAATATTCACCGCGGGATCTAATGATCCCAGCAACTCGTGGATGCTTTCATAATTACTATTTAAATTTAAATATTCATCAATATCTAAGTGTATAAACCAGTCGATTTTGTGGCGTCGCATAAACGGCAAGACAATATTATTTAATAGATGAATTTTTGGGTTGACTGGTTGTCCATTATATCGAATTACTGTTGTATCGGGAACTTTTAAATAGTTGGCCACCGGTTTGATGGAGCGGTGATCGACGACGAGAATGTGGTCAAATCCGATTAATTTATGATAGGCCACCCACTCTAACACGTTGTCTTCATCCCGAACATTCGTCGAAATAGCGACCTTCATTTATGTTGCTGATATAAATTTAAAACTAAATTTATATTAAAACTACGAAACTTGTAATAACTCATAATCACAGCCTTATTTTATATTCCTTTTTCAATACTTTTCGAATCATCTTACCAGTCAAATCATCGTTTGCATTAATCAACTCGGAACAGCGCTGTTTGACAATCGAATCGATATATTCCTGGTTGCCTTGGTCCTCCGTACCCCCCGTTATGTCATTGTAGAGTGGACAGTTCGCACCAGGTTCACTGCATCCCGATCCTTTGAAATGCCAATATTTACGTGAAACTCCATTAATCTTTTTCGGAACAAGTTTCTGGTTGCAAATAAAACACATCATTCCCTTACATTTTTCACATTCCATTAAATTACACCCAAAATCTTTGATATAAGGTGTGTTACAATACGGACATTTACGCATATAAGCCTCATCAATAATCATCGCCACGCGTTGGCGTACCTTTTCTATAGTGGGTTCTCCAATAATATTACAATTACCGCGGTGGCCTTCACCACGGCATTTTTTACACCATGTTTTTGCACAGTTTTCACACGGAATCCATGGGTTGTTGTAGTCATCAACAACAATACACCCCCATATATTACAAAAAGGGCAAATCTGGAAATCATCGCAAATGGCCGCGAATTGGGTTACATTTTGATGTTGTTTTGATTCAATTAATTGACTAGCAATGGTTGGGTCGATGATTAATAGGTCGAGCTCCTCACCACATTCCCAGCATTTACTTGACGGATTACCTTCACTAATTTTAACTGTTAATTGTTTTTCAACACATGTTTTACAAAACTCGTGACCACTTCCACACCTTACAGTATCGCGCTCAACTATTTCATCATAACATACCCGGCATTCAGGATCAACATCAATGATGGCGTTATTATTTGCTTCAACCACCGCTACGGGTTGCACTACGGCGGGTTGCACTACGGCGGGTTGCACTACGGCGGGTTGCACTACGGCGGCCGGTGTACCAACCACACCAATATAATCCCGGGCCATTTGTCGGAGTCTATCAAACTCTGCAAATTCGCTCTTGAATGAAATTTCAATACCGTCTTTGGTTCCCGTGATTATATATCTATTTTTATCCATACTTAAATATAATCCATCACCCAAGGCGGCCAATTGTGGCATCGTGGATAAAGTATTATAATGA